AAGATAGCTATGTCAGATGCACAGCTTATGCACGCATCTCGTATGGCTGAAGGTAAGGAAGCTTACCAAGGTAAATTGTTAGAAGCTAGGCAATCTGACTGGAAAGACGAGGCGGTTCTCATAATCCTCTCGGCGCCAATCGCGATTCTGGCTTGGGCAGTTGTAAGTGACGATCCAACCGCTATGGACAAAGTGAACGTGTTCTTCGAACATTTCGCGGCACTCCCTAGTTGGTTTACAAATTTGTGGATCCTTGTCGTTGCGAGCATTTATGGAATAAAGGGAACACAAATATTTAGAAACAACGGAGGAAAAAAATAATGGCAAATCCAAACTATAACAAACAAGTTGCTCAACCTAGAGGAATGAAGGTTGGTGGCAGAGTAAAAAAAATGGGTGGCGGAATGTCTACAAGAAGAAGAGATATGAAGTCAGGTTACTATCCAGATGATATGGGTATGAAAGGTGGACCTATGATGAAAAAAGGTGGTCGTGTTAAGAAAAAGAAACAAGGCTACAAAGATAGAAAAGATGAATCTATCGCTATGAGAATCAAAAAGAAAAGAACGAAGAAACAATTAAAAGCTTCAAGAGATGATTCTTATGGAAGATTTGGTTCTAAAGCTAAAAAATCTGGCAAAATAAATAAATAAGGAATAAAAATGAAACCAGTACCCGCAGGAAAAAAAGGTAAAGGTCTAAGTAAACTTCCTAAAGCCGTTAGAAATAAAATGGGCTTTATGAAAAAAGGTGGACGAGTTAAAAAAAGGAAAAAGTAATGGCAAAACTTTGTCCAAAAGGAAAAGCAGCAGCGAAGCGTAAATTCAAAGTTTACCCTTCGGCGTATGCAAATATGTATGCTTCAAAAGTATGCAAGGGCAAAGTTAGAGCTAGTGCAAAAGATGGTGGTTTTATTGCACGAGGTTGTGGCAAAGTAATGTCAGACCGAAGAAAAAAAACTAAGATTGCATAATGGGAGATTTAAAAAAATGGGTGAACGAGAAATGGGTGGACATCGGAGCACCAAAGAAAGATGGCAAGTATCAACCTTGTGGAAGAAAATCATCTTCTGGTTCCAAAAGAAAATACCCAAAATGCGTTCCACTTGCAAAAGCCACACGGATGACAAAAGGTCAAAAGGCATCTGCTGTCAAACGAAAAAGAGCAGCCGGTAATCCAGGTGGCAAACCAACTAATGTAAAAACTTTTGCCAAAGATGGTGGTATGATTGGGCAAGCACAAAGAGATTACAGAGGAAGTTATATTGAGGGTAGTCTAGGTGGAGTAAAAGTTGGTAATCCAAGTTTAAAAAAATATTATAAAGGTATGCTTTAATGCGAAGACAGGATAATATGCCTGCACGAAATAAAAAAAACTTTAGACCTACAAAGTCTGGAGCAGGAATGACCCGAGCCGGTGTCGCTTCCTATAGAAAAAAAAATCCCGGTTCTAAACTAAAAACAGCTGTGACTGGTAAAGTAAAAAAAGGGTCCGCTGCCGCTAAAAGGCGAAAATCATACTGTGCAAGAAGCGCAGGTCAAATGAGAAAATTTCCAAAGGCAGCAAAAGATCCTAATTCTAGACTACGTCAAGCTAGAAAAAGATGGAAGTGCTAGATAAATTTTTATTAAAATACTTTAACCAAATTGATAGGGCCATTGCATTTATTGAGACATATGCTATTAAAGTAAGTGGATGGTGCTGGAAATCAAGAGTTAAACTTTTGCGCAATAAAAGGAAAAAATGAGAACAGATATATTAGAAGCACTAGAAGCTAGATATGAAGCTCAAATTCTTGAAGCTTCTGCTACACTTAAAATTTATTTAGATGATTCTGTAGGTATTGGAGAACATCCACAACATATAGATGAAGTAGATAAATTAATGGAGAAAATTGCAACTGCCGAAGAGAAAATAGAAGTATTGCAACAATTTAAAATATAAGGAGAGAAGATGGAAGACTTAATGTTAGTTGAAAAATTAAAGAAAAGAATCAACGCAACACTACAACAAATTGGAGACAGTATGATTACTGGAGGTGTTGACAATATGGAAAAATATAAGTATATGCTAGGACAAGCACACGCTTATCAAATAGTAATACAGGAAATCTCTAACCTGCTAAACAACGATGAAAAGGAGCAAAATGACGGAAACGTTATCGACATCAAAGGAAAAGGAAGCACCAAAAATTAAATTGGCACTTCAAGAAAAATACGATCAAGAAAAAAAAGAAGAGTCTCACGTAAAAAGATTAGACCAAAATAATATTAAAGAAGTAGAAGACCAGTTACCAAACCCGGTCGGCTATAGACTTTTAGTTTTACCTTTTACACCAAAAGAAAAAACTAAAGGCGGAATTTTATTCTCTCAAGAACAATTAGACAAAGCTAGAATTGCAACCACTTGTGGTTATGTTATTAAAATGGGAGATCTTGCATACAAGGATAAAGAAAAATTTAATGAGCCTTGGTGTAAAGTAGGAGATTGGGTAATGTTTGCCAGATACGCTGGTGCAAGATTACCAATTGAAGGCGGAGAAGTGCGAATACTAAACGATGATGAAGTGTTAGGGACCATAGGTGATCCTGAATCAGTTCTTCATTACATTTAACAACATAGGAAGGAAACTATGCCAACAGAGAACGAAAACAAAGTAGACAATCTTATTGATGTAGGTGAAGCTGATCAAAAAGCAACTGAAATTAATTTAGATAATAAAGGTGAACCAGAAAAAGTTGAAGCACCTGTAGAAGAAAAAATAGAAGTAGAACAGGTTTCAGAAGAAGAAGCAAAACCTGTTGAAACTAAAAAAGAAGAAAAACCAAAAGACGAGCACACTGAATATAGTGATGGCGTTCAAAAACGTATTGCTAAATTAACTCGTAAAATGCGAGAAGCTGAAAGACAAAGAGAAGAAGCTATTGCTTTTGCAGATAAAACTAATAGACAAAAAAGTGAGTTAGAAGGAAGACTATCTAAATTAGATAAGTCTTACACTTCGGAGTTTGAATCAAGAGTTAAAACAAATATGGTTGCTGCAAGGCAAGCTCTTAAAACAGCTATTGAAGCTCAAGACGTTGAAGGCCAAGTAAAAGCTCAAGAACAGATTGCAAATCTAACAATGGATGGTGCAAGACTGAATGCTATGAAAGTAGCAGAAGAATCTAAACCAAAAGAGGTAAATGTAACACCTCAACAAACAAGACAACCAGCTCAAACAGATCCTAAAGCAGAGGATTGGGCTGCTAAAAATAGTTGGTTTGGTAATGATTCAGCTATGACTTATACGGCTTTTGATCTACATAAAGTACTTGTAGAGCAAGAAGGTTATGATCCTAAATCTGATGAATACTATGCAGAAGTTGATAAAAGAATAAGACTTGAATTTCCGCACAAATTTGATAAGATAGAGGACACTACTACAGAAAGAGCAAAACCTGCTCAGAATGTAGCTTCGGCTAGACGTTCAGCCTCAACAGGACGCAAAAACAGAACTGTGAGACTCACACCATCACAGGTAGCAATAGCTAAAAGATTAGGTGTGCCACTAGAAGAATATGCGAAACAAGTAAACATCACGGAAGGAGTATAGGCATATGGAAAATAAAATAATTAAGACTTCACGTGCAGACGAAACTAGAGCGAAAGCTGAAACAAAAAAGTTTTGGTCTCCACCCAACTCACTCGATGCACCACCAGCACCAACTGGTTACAGACATCAGTGGATAAGAGCCGAAATTCTCGGTCAATCAGACGCTAAAAATATAGCGGCCTCTTTGCGAGAAGGATGGGAGTTAGTTAGAGCTGACGAATATCCAGACACTCATTATCCATCTGATACTGAAGGCAAGTACGCTGGAATTATCGGAGTGGGAGGCCTATTGCTGGCTAGGATACCTGAAGAGATTGCGCTTCAAATCGATGCTTATTATAAAAAGCAAAACGATGCAAAAGAAGAAGCAGTAGAGAACAATCTTATGAAGGAACAGCACCCAAGTATGAAATTCCAAAAGGAATCGAATACTCGTGTAACCTTCGGTGGTACAAAGAAAAGCTAATTATTTAGTAATTCCTACCCAACGAATTTAATTAATCAGTATTTAGCTATGTAGCTAAATACATAATAAAGGAAACAACAATGGCAGCAAACCAAACAGCTGGTTTTGGATTTAGACAAGCCCCTACAGTAGGATCAACTCCTGCTACAGGTGGTCAAGCTGAATACAAGATCAAATCAGGTTTAGGCGTTGGGATTTTTCAAAACAATCCTGTTTCACATCAACATACGTCCGGTGACGATGGATATCTTCAAGATATTACAGCAGACACTATGGACGATGGAATTGGTGGCGGAGCGGACTGGTCAACTGGAACATCTAACATCCAACCTATCATAGGTGTGTTTAATGGAGCTTTTTATATAAATAGTTCTACAAGCAAACCTACTTTCGCAAACCACGTTTTAGCTAGTACTACGTTCGGAACGGACTACAATACTGGTTCAAGCGACGGAATCGGCTTAGTTAACGACAACCCTATGCAAGAATATACTTGCAAAGCGGATGCAGCGGTAACACAAGCAAACCTTCTTAATACATTCAATTCAACTGATGGAGCAACTGTCGGTACTTCAACTCACGGTCAATCGACTGTTAAGTTAGATGTTACTGGAACAGCAGCTACTTCAATGTTTAGAATAGTAAGAACGGCAAACGATCCGGCAAACAATGATGCATCTGTGCTTAATTCGAACCAAATAGTTCAAATTTCGCCAGCAGCGTCAATTTCTAACTAATAGGAGCATATAGATATGGCAATATCAAGAGCACAACTAGTTAAAGAACTAGAGCCAGGTTTGAATGCACTATTCGGCTTGGAATATAAACAATACGGCGAGCAGTGGTCAGAAATTTTTGACACTGAATCATCTGACAGAGCTTTTGAAGAAGAAGTAATGTTAGCTGGTTTTGCAAACGCAGCAGTTAAACCTGAAGGCCAAGGCGTTCAGTTTGACCAAGCGCAAGAAACTTTCACAGCTCGTTACACTAACGAAACAGTTGCATTAGCATTCGCTATCACTGAAGAAGCTATCGAAGATAACTTGTATGACAGACTTGCGTCTAGATATACAAAAGCGTTAGCAAGATCAATGGCGTCTACTAAAAACATCAAAGGTGCAGCGGTACTTAACAATGCATTTGATGCGAACTTTGCTGGTGGTGATGGAGTTGAACTATGTTCAGCTGTTCACCCAACTATGGCGGGTACGTTTTCAAATGAATTAACAGTAGCTGCTGAACTTAATGAAACTTCATTAGAACAGTCGTTGATTGACATCGCGGCTTTCACTGATGAAAGAGGCCTAAAAATTGCGGCGCAAGGAGTTAAATTAGTAATTCCTTCAG